CCGTCACCGTTCCAATGGCTGCAACCGCCGGCAGACGAGAGACTCCGTAATCGGCCAACCACGTGTCAAGATCCGTGCCCACGCTGGTCGCCGCACGCGTCACCTGCATCACCTGCACGATCAGCCATTGCATCCACAGTCCCAGGGATGCGTTTGCCTCCAGCACCGCTCGCAGCGCAGAACCGACCGTCAGGTCCAGCAGTTGCGACGATGATGCCTGCACCGAGGCCGCAGCGTTCTGCACCAGCGTGGTGAAATTCTGCAATGATAGCTGCACCGCGTCAGCCTCCTACCTGAAAGGAAAGCGTCTGCGTCTGGCCACTCGGCGCGTCGACATATCGAATATACACGTAGACGGTGGTGGGGAGGCCGTCTGGTGCAAGCTGGATGTCGATCACGGGCTCGGGCGTGCGGGCGACGCTGCTCTCCTGGAAAATCTGGCTGCGCACGACGGCAGCTATTCGGGCTGAACTGACCGGTTGCCCGATGAACTGCGGCAGACCGGCGCCATAAGCCAATTGCCAGATATAGTCGCCCTGGTTGGTCAGTAGCCGTCGCAGAACCCGCTGCTGGCCCAGCACAGATCCATCGACGACCGCCAAATCACCGGTCGGACCCAAGACCAGGTCAGACCCCCATTGATGTGCAAGATCCCCCATGCACCTAATCCTGCGGGTTCGGTGGGCCGCTCACACCGGGGTGCACATGCACGTCATAGTGCTGCCGCAAACGATTGAGCGAACCGTGGCTGTCATACACGTCGCCAGCAACATGTAGATCGCCGTTAATCTGTATTGTACCGTCTGCAATAAGCTTGATGTAGCTGCCAGACTGATGGACCAGCCAGCATTCGCCGGCTGGTGCCGCCGGAGGTGTCGCCCTTGCACTAAAGGCGGCCCCAATGATTATACCGTGGTCCGCGTGACCTTCCTGCGCAATCACCAACACCTGGGCCCCCGGGCTGGGCAGGCAGACAAGCCCCCAGCCGTTGCCCGCCCAGGGCGTCAGCACTGGCAGCCAGCCGCTCAGAACCCCCTCGGGCTGCAGCGTCACCCGCGCTGTCGCAGTGCTCGGATCAACGGATGTGACGAGCGCGAGCCGCGGCTGGGCCGCCCCAAGATCCAAGGCACTCGCCTGCGCCTTCAGTGCATTCAGAAGCTGCTGCATCACCACTATGTCCCCAAGGGCCGTTTGCCGGTTCCCGCAGCTCCTCAAGCGTAAATGCTGGTTGCCGTCAGGCTTCCCGGACTAGATGAGCGGAAATCGCTGGCGCTTCGCATACGCACGGTCTGCGAAAAACCATGCGCGAAACTGAGCCGCCGGGTGACCTCGTCGACCACATAGACTTGGTCGAAGGCAGTGCCGGTGCCCTGCAACTGCACCTGGGCGCGGGGAAAGATCGTCAGCTCTCCTGCCATCCTGGCCGTGACTCTACGCTCGTGAGCAAGCAACTCGCTCAGTTTCAGTTGTGCGAGCTGACTGGCTTGGCTATCGGTGAGGTTTGGCTGGACCACCACGTAATTCTGGGCTGTCATCGACCCGCCCGCCGTGGCGTTGCTGGCGGTACTGGCAACCACCGTCTGCTGCGTAGCGTTCCAACTCTTCACAGAGACCGTGATCGGCCCAGCTAAAGTCTGCTCGCGATCCAGGCGCAGAGCCTCCAAATCGGCGACATCCAGCACGATCGAAGCCAGGCCGTTAGAGACGGGAGGCTGAAAATACAGACTGTCAGCCCGAACAAAAACGTCAAACGCCTCCTGCTTCGCGAGCAGCACCAGCAGGTCCCAATCGGTCGTCGTCCGGCTGAACTGATCGAGCGTGATCCGCTCGTGCTGATCCTGGTAGTAGCGGCCAACCAACGTGGTGGTGTCAGTCACCACCGGCGTCAGCCCCGCCCGTTGCGCCAGGATGATGGCGATCTCGCTCGACGTTCGGTTGGCAAAAATCTCCTGCGTTCGGGCCTGGATGAGTCGGGCGGTCAAGTCACGTCCTTCGACGACCACCAGCCCGCGCAGCGGCTCGATCGTGACCAAGTCCACGGTGCCCTGCAGCAAGCTCTGCGGCGTCGAGACGCCGTCCGCGCTCACACGTATGTCAACAGAGATGTCGGCCTCGTTCGCCCAGAACGCGGCGTCGAAGCCGGGATCCGCCCCCAGCGCGACCTCGGCCGTGAAACGGTCGGCGCTCAGGTAGTTGGTCGAAATAACCTGGGCACTGCTGCTTCCGTTCAGTGGCACGCCATTTGCCAAGATCAGCAGGCTCGGCTGGCGCGTCTGCGTCAGGACGTCACTGGCTAACAATCCCACCCCCGGCCTGCGGGTTGACCATTGGGATCATCAGCGTGGTGACGCCAAGCAGCACAGGATCGCTGATCTTGTTTAACTGCGCGATCCGTATCCATTGCGTCGCATCACCCAGCTGTTGAGCGGCAATCCGAAACAGATTGCCGCCGGCCACGGTCACGGTCTGCATACCTACGCCTATGTGCTTGCGTTTTTTAGATTCAGCAACGCGCGCCCGGCGTAGCCGGAAGCCGCAGTCAAGGCTGAAAGGACACCAGTCGCACTGGCCATCGCATTCAGCGAATTGATCCCGGTTGTCGCGGTGGCCGGGCCGAACAGCGTGCCGGCAACAATCTGATTGCCCGTCGTCGTGATGGCCCCGGAAATACTCAGGTTCGCCTGGGTCAAGCTGCCCAGCGCGGTGTTGTAGAAGGTCGTACCCGCAACGGCGGCGCCGGGCACCGCGGCATATGTCTGCGTCGCTGTCAGGCTAATCGATGGCGGCAAATCAAACCCGGCCGCCGAACCCAGGTCGGCCAGCACACTCGTCCCCAGATCGATCGCGGCCTCGACAAGCTCCGCCGCGTCATCTCGCAGTACCAGGCATTCAACACGGTATGGGATCCACCAGCTGCATCGGAAGTCAGCAGCAAAGCTGCGGATAATGACCGAATAGATGAACACGTCCCAGGAGAGCGATAAAACCCCGCCAGCCGCTCTCAGCTCATCTACCAGCCGAGCCCGTTCGGTCGCGTTCGTCCCCGAGAAGAACCCCTGGAACGCGATGGCTGCATCCTGGCGTCCGAGCGCGTCCACGACGCGCCGGCCACCCGGCAAGTCATGAACGATCAGCCGCTGGGCACCCCCAAAGGTGATCCCGGACACCACCTCGAAATTGTCGAGAACCACCGGGCCGAGAACAACGGCTGAATCAGACATGGTCCGGCCTCCTGCCGATGCGGCGGCCCTTGGCCACGCCGATCGTATGCACGGTTCTCATGCTCCGGTCGGCGCGCCCGCCCAGACCGGCGTCATACGCGGGTCAAAGCCGACCCCGCCATTGGGTGGCCGGCTAGCTGCGTGGGCGAGATAGTCGGCCATCCAGCGGCCCAACTCCGTGCCGTCGATCACGATCGTCCCCGACATAGCCTGCTCCCGGTGGCGCTCCGTCGCCTGCCGGGGCGCCACCGATGCAACGTGCTCCCGATGAGGCGGCCGACGCGGCGGCTCGGTCGTCCGCAGAGTTTGCGAGCCATACGGCGGCGGCGCCATGCTCGGCGCCGGTCGAATATCGGGCGGTCGAGGTGCTTCAAAGGATGCCGCCGGGGCCGCGGTTTCAATCCGCATCGAGGGCGCCGCAGCTTGATCAGGCTGCCTTTTTTCAGGTGTGACCAGCAACGCCATCGGTATTGCCGCCGCCCCAATCGATGGTGGTGGCGCAGGCGGTGGCGCCGCCGGTTCGGTCATTGTCAGCGGCAGCGGCGGCGGCGTTGGCGCCGCGGATGGCTCACGGATCGCTCGCGAAGGCGCCATTGAAACTGGGGCCTCGGCCGCTATCGGCCGGGGCCGCGTCGGCTGCTCGAAAGCGGCGACCGGTCCAACCGTTACCGGTGCAGTCGCTTGGGCTATCCCAGTGGCCATGGCTTGGACTGGCGCGCCTATAACGGCGGTGCTCAAGGTTTTCGGTGTCGGCGAAGACGGCCCAGCACTAGCCCTCACGAGAGGTGCGGCAGGGGCCGCCTCGCCGTCGTCTTGTTTGGTCGCTGCCATTGATGCCTGCGGCGGAGCCGCAATCGGTGCGCCCTGCGTGCCGGATTGCGCCGCCGGACCTGCGGACGCCGCCTCCGGCATGGTCAGAACCGGCGTCCGCGCCGGCACCGCCGCTTGCCGCGCTGCCGCTGCGGCCGAATCGCGGGTCAACGCCGCCATGGCTCCGGCCTGCGCCACGCCGGCGTTCACCGCCCCACGAGCCACCTCTTGCAGGCGAACCAAGTTGGCGGTTGACACGACAATCGCTTGGTCCAGCGCACCCAACTCGCGGCGGATCGTCTCTATACCTGCCGATACGCCATCCTCCAGCGCCAGCGTCAGCCCAACAGTATATGCGTCGTTCATCGCAGGGCCTCCCGCAACGCTTCAGCTGTCGCGGTGCCCAGAGCCTGGATCGCCCCCGTGGCGGCCGCACTGCCAGCCGGTGCCAGGAACGGTCGTGGCGGCACCGTCCGGGTTCCCTCTTCCTGAAAGACCGCTGTGGGGTCCGTGGAACCTACCACGATGGCATTCGCCGTGACCTCACTTGCAATGCTGGCGCGCAGTGCGCCGGTGCGTTCCCATGGGTTGCCATGCTCATCGCCCGGCCGATGCGACAAGCTGTCCACCACGGCCGCCTCGATTTGCTGTGCGATCGCCTGGCCAACCGATCGACGTACGGCCCCAAGATCAAGGGCCTGCAACGAACGCTCCAGCCCTCGCAACCGTTCCAGCAACTGCCTCAACGTTCCTCCTCCCAACGCATATGCAGCCAATCGAAGCTGCTGCCCTGCAAGGTCCCCAGGACTACGACGTACGCAAGCCGCTCATCCGGCGGCAGCGAGAAAGCCACATCGAACGGCACCCCGTTCTTCACCAGGTAAAGACAGTCGATCAGATCGGGGTGCCGACTCAGTTTCCCGCGGATGCCACCATCGCCTGCGGGTCAGCCATCTCATGCCCCGTCAACGCCGAGGCAGCGGCGGCAATACCGGTGTCGCCCAACCGCGCGACTAATGCCTCAATCTGCTGCTCGTTGGCGGGAGCGGGCACAGGCACGTCGTCGATCGCAAGAACTGAACATGCCAGCAGCGCCATGCCCAACCATGGCTCATTTTGAGACAGCATCGGTCCAGCCGCCTTGAAGAGCCGCAGTTTGTCGAGCGCATTCATACGCCGTAGGGTCAGACGCCGTCCGTCGGCAGCGGTCACAACGTTCGGCTGGCCTGTGCTCGCGATGATCTGAGCGGATGGTCTGCCGATCATACGCGCTGCCTCTGCGATGCGAAGAATTCAAGCTTCTGCTTCACGCTGGCATCGCCTTTCCAATTGCCCGCGTTGGCCAGCTTGAAAACGACAGTGTTATATTGGTACGTTGATATAGATCC